ATTACATCCCCATCGGTTGCATTGGAGGCATTTGCTGGGCGGGGGCTTGCTGCATTTTCATCTGCTGCATTTGCTGGGCGAGACGTTTCTGCTGTTCCATCGCGCCAATGCCCATGGCGGTATTACCGACCTGTTGCATCGGGTTCATGGGAGAAGCCTGCGGGCCATTCTGCTGCGGCTGTTGCCCTTGCATCGCCCTTTCCTGCAGCAACCGCGCAATCATCTGCTGCCGCTGCATGGTTTCCATATCCGGATTCTGCTGCATAACTTGGGGCTGCATTTAATCCACCTGGGCATAGTCAACGAGGTAGTACCCCGTATCTGGGTCAATGGAAACGGCTTCGGGACGGGCGGTGAGCATTTCCTGCGCGAGAACGCCTTGCTCAGTACGGCCGAACATTTCGTATTCGTAGAGGTTATGGCCGCCAGGGGTTTTACCGATTTGGCGGATATTGTCCTTCAAACGGGCATCGGAGAAGTACATCGCCGCGGCCATGGCGAGTTGGCTAAGGCCTTGCGTTGTGGCATTGTCCGAACCGACCTGCGCATTATACGCCCCAAGCTGGCCCTGGTATTGCTGGTTGAAGGCCCCCTGCGCATCGGGGGAATTAACCCCCGGAGCCGAGGCTTGACCGCTGCCGAAGCCATTCGGCGAAAGCTGCGTCCCTGAGCGGATAGCGTTAAGCTCGTTAATCGGCTGGGAACGTTGTTGCAGGAGTTCAGCAATAGCCCGTTGCCGAGCGTCATTCTGAAAGTTCCCTGAGGTAATATTCGCATTCTGCTGCGCCATGAGGGCGGCATTCGAGCGGTCGATTTCCCCACGTTCGTTCGTGAACTGCTGTTGATTAGCGTTGTTATTAAACGCCGCCGTCGTTCCGCGATTCTGGAAAAGCTGCTGCGCAACGGAGTTGGCGTCTAGGCCACTCTGCCGCTGTTGTTCGGAGAGATACTGCTGCTGCCCGAAGTCTTGGGCTTGGTTGTTATTCGCCAACCGGGCGGCATCGTTCCGACGAGAGAAATCCGCCGTATCCTGCTGCATGCCAAGATTCGCCCCGGACATATCCCGATTGAACTGCTGTTGCTGTTCGTTCGAGTTAAACGCCGCCCCGGTGAGGCGCTGGTTGAAGTCCTGGGCGTTTTGGCCGGAAGTGAAGTTAGCGAGATTAAGGCCTTCATTCGACCGTGCTTGGTCGTTACTCAGGCCGAAGTTCGAGCCCTGCAAAGCTGCGGCAATTTGCGACTGAATCCCGGAAAGCGAGGAGCCGTAAGCGTCCCGCCCGACAGAAGTCCCCTGCGTCGTCGCCCTATCCCGGGCATCGGCGTACGCACGGTTATTCGTGTCTTGGAAATTCTGCATAGCCCGTTGATACCCCGGAGTCCCAGGGACAAAGCCTTGTTCGGAAAGACGGGCTTCGAGGGCTTGTTGATTTTGCTGGACTTGGGGGTCGAGGTAGCGGGTCGCTTGGCCGTAAACGGCGTCAGCAGCTTCTTTGTTGAAGGCGAGAGGGTCGAGGCCGCCGATGCTGTCCCGATAGCCAGAAAGCAGGGCTTCAAGACTCTGCGAACGGTCAGAAATTTGCGCACCCGGAGTCGCCACTCGGCCGGTAGGGTCCGGCGCACCGATCATCTGGCCAGTATTCACATTATACCGACCATACGCATTCGGATCGCCACCGGAGGATAGTTCCCCACGGTTGATATCGCCATAGGTCGGATTCGACAGGCTGTTATCCGACTCCAACAACTGCTGATTCGGCATGCGAACGCCGCCAGTATTCAGCTGAGTCGAGCCAATCGAATTCACAGCGCCGGGAGCGCTGCTGTAATCCGGGGAAGAGCCGAGAGTCGAGCTTAGCCGCCCCGTCAACGTCTGGAGAAGCTGGGCCTGCTGAAGCTGGCTGTTCTCGTTCGCGTCGAAAAGCTGTTGCTGGTTCGCGGAGAGGTTATTCCTCTGCGACCAAGTGCCGCCAGTGGTGAATAGGAGACGGTCAGGCGCTGCACCTACCCCTCGGCCGTCAGAACCCTGAGGATCACTCTCCCCCGCAATTCGCCCATCCGGATAAAGCGCATCCCACTTCCGATACGCCTCATCATACCCCGCTTGGTCAAACGTATCTGGCGACCGCTCCCACGTCTGCGAACCCGTAGGGCCGTACTGATTCACCCGGGACGCATTAACCGCTTGGTTAAACGCCTGCGAGTTGTACTGAGCTTGTAACGGGATTACAAAACCCGGATCGGGGCTTTGCGGTGGGCTAGACGATTTTCCCATTTAGACGACTCCAGAATTTGCAGTTCTCGGGAAACAGCGCATATATGAGCAAGTTTCCGTTAATATCTGCATCCCGGAGTGTCGCTTCGGGGATAGCGCCAAGGCGGCGCACTAGGGCTTGAGAGGCGATATTACCTTCGCTGATTAGAAAAGTCAAACGTTTGAGTTTAAGCTGAGCGAAGGGGTAGAACAGGCCGGCGCGGAGGAGGGAAATGGGGAACTTTTTCCCGGTTAAGGCGATGTTTACAAGGCAATGGGCGCCGTTGTATTCGTAATAGACGATCCCGCCTTCGAGTTGGTTTTGCGGGTTTAGCCAGCCGAGGGCAGTGCAGGAGGAATCTGGGGCTTTCCCACCTCCGTGGGCGCCGACCCATTCGTTGACGATTCTCGGCTGATCCCAGATTAGCATTTAATAGTCACCGCCTGGGACGTAGCGGATTTCGGAGCCGAGATATTTGACGATACCATCATTCGTCACGACTTGGACGTAGAGGCCCTTCCATTGGGAGAAGATGTCGGGGATGGCTTGCCAATCTTCGATGATGTCGGTTGTGCCGGTCCATTCGGCGGTTCCCCAAAGGCCAGAACCCCAGATAGCAGCGGTTCCGCTTTCGATGGGGACAATTTGGGTTGTCTCGGCATACTCCCGGAAGTTCGCAGCGATACCCATATTGTAGTAATACCCACCATTCGAGGTGAAATAGGGTTTTACATGGGTCACCATCTTATTCCGGGGGTGGCCGAAGCGAGAGTTATTCTGCAGCATCGTGCAGGTAATGTTCGCGCCGTTGTTGGAGACGCCGTTAATCCGAGCGACGTAGGTCTCTGTTCCGAAATAGAGTTCAGAGCCGAGGCGGGCGAAGCAGGTCGCGTCCCAGCCGGAGAAAAGCGTCCACGCCCCGGACTGCGAATGCATAACCGCCTGCTTCTTAACCGGCGTTGAGGGGATATTGATAAGAACGAAGGGGATCAGCGGATTCGAGATAATCTGCCAGCCTTCGTTATTCGCAAAGGAGGCGGCCGTAGCGGAGAAGACCGGACGAATTCGGTTCGTGACGGATTGAGCACGGTCAACGACGGAGGATTGTAGGACGGAGGAGAGGGGATAGACGCCGTTCTCCGTGAGGAAAAGAAGGTCGCCGCCGTATTTGTAGAGGCACTGGTCTCCAAGAGGCCGGCCGACGAAGTAGACACCCCGGAAATCCCAGGTTGCGGGATCGGAACCGGAGAAGACAGCGACTTCGCCCTTATTCGTCACAACAGCAAGTTGGTCTTCCGGGCCTGTGCCGCCGTCGACCGTCCATGTACCGACAGCGACGATATAACCACCCTGCCGGAAGATCGCACCGAGGGGGTAGTTCGTCGCAGCACCTGCAATCGAATTCGGCGCGAGGTATTCAATTTCGAGGGAGTTCTTCTTAACGAGAAACAACCGTTGACGGTAGGTTTCGATATACGAATAGTCCGAAGTCGCCACCGCACCGAAAACGGCGACCGAAGTCCAGGTAGTACCATCATAACGCTTCAGCGTATCCACGCCATTCACTAGCATCAGGTAGTTCCCTGCGCCAGTGGCGATAACGGTGCCGATAGTATAACCATCCGTTAACGCAATCGCCGCAGCGCCCACAACCCCCGGATTCGTGGCGTCATAAATCCCCGCATCCGTAGTCGCCCAGAGCGATTCTCCGCCATTCGTCGCGGCATGGACGTGCATTCGGCGGATAGGGTCGGGGAAACCGGTGCTGTGCTGGACGAATCCCTGTCGGGAAATGAGGCAATCCGGCTGTGGAAACCAGTTCTCCAGAATAACCGCACCCTTAGAACTCTCCGCCATGATTGGGGAGACCGCATCGAAGCCGTTAATCGGGGCGACGAGGTTATAATCCCGATTACTCGGAGACGGCGAACGTTGTTTAAACATTCCACGACCCCGCAGGGATTACGATGCCGGGACGGGCCTGGTCCCAGGTAATGTCCATTTGAAGCGTCGGCGCACCGTCTTTTACGATGTTTCGGGAAAGGAGGGACATGAATTCGTTGTAGTCGTCCTCCCACCCAGCGACGCCTTTTTGCTTCTTCCATTTGTATTCAAAGCCACGAAGAACGACGTTGTCGGGGAAGAGGAGGGAATCGGTGTCGACGGTGACTCGCTCCTTCGTCGTCGTGCCGTCCACCGCGAGAACCCCGTACTTTGTCTTGTAAATCGACGACATATTCTCCACGGCTTCAAGCTCCGGAGAGACGTAGAGGTGGTTCCCGCTAATCCAGGATTGGAACTCCGGGCCAGCGTTTGGGAGGGTCTGCAACGCCTGCCATGTGGGCGTTCCGACCGGGCCATAAACCCGCATCTTCCGATCATCATTCCATGTGGTATCGGGGACGAGGTTGAAATACCCCGCCCCGAAGATCGATTCCAACGTCCCCTGATCCTGCCCAGCAGTTGAAAGCCACGTCTTTCTCAACGTCTGCTGCTGCCACCGGTACTCCGTCAAATCCGCGACAATCTCCCGGAGAAGGGATTTATACTGCCGATTGGTTTTATCCGTCGAAGCCACCAACGCCGTGGGAGTTGGGAGATTCATCTTCTCCGCGAAGTCTTGGATAAGAACGAGTACGGTGGTTGGCATGTTAGGCCCTCACGGGTTGCGGGATTTGGGCTTTTAGCTTAGCAATTTCCTCGGCCTGGGCACGGGTGAGGTCGATGAGTTGTTGGAGTTGGATGGCTTGGGCGGCCATTTGCTCAGCGACTTTTCCCGGACCTTTCGCGGCTTCGAGCCAGGCGGTGGCTTTTAGCTTGTAGGAAACGGCTCCCGTCCCGATATTGGAAAGGTCGCCATCGGGATAAGCCGCGAGGTCTTCGACTGTGCGGATGCCGATGCGGATGAGGTCTTTCTGCGCGGAGGGGGAGAGAACCTGCCAGCCTTTGATGGGGGTTCCGTCGACGGGAAGTTCCTCGCCAGTTTTCCAGGCATCGAAGGAGGCTTTGAACGAGTCGTACCACACCTGCGGGATAACGCCTTGCCGGGCCTTTTCCTTGTATTCGCGGAGGAAGGTTTCGGCTTCTTTATCAAGGGTGTCGCGGGAACCGGGACGGGTGATAATCGCGTAGGCGACATCCTTCGAGACGAAGTGGCCGGCGGCGATCGAGGCGTCACGGTTCTCAACCGCCCGATATTCATACGCCACGTAGGGCGGACGGTCATTGTCAACAACTGAGCTCATGTTTTTCAACTTTCAAAGGAAAAGCCGGGGCTTTTACACCCCGGCTGTTGGAAGGCAGATTAGGTGATCTGCGATTGGTAGGACGGGGAATCGACTTGGCAAATACCGAAGCCGGTGTTAGTCATCGTGACCGTAACCGTGCCGGTGGCAGTTGCCGCGACC